CTTCCCAAGAATCTTTTTGCAAAGATGGAAGATCACGCTTCCCATGTAACCTTCGCATCTTACTTCATAGATTTGAAGCCACACTTCCTGTTTCCTGCTAGTTCCTTCATAGCTGTATGCATAGCCGGACAGTTCAACTTTGATGCCTGTCACATCTGACCATCCTGTCGTCTCATCAACCGTCCTCGTTTCTGAATATTTAGTATTAGATCCGCTACTATCCGTCGTAGTGCTTGTATCTACAGAAGTCCAAGTTCCTGAAATCTTCAGATAAACCGTATATGTCCTATGAGAGTCTTTATAGTTCCCACCGTAAGTAGCTTGACCCATCTTGGCATATACGCGCGAGATCGTTCGCGCATCCGTCCACGTATGCTCATGCGTCAATGTGGTTGTCACCGAACCATCACCAGTATGTTTGGCATAATATTCCCGGTATGTATCTGTATCTCTGTCATAAGCAAAATCAAAACCCTCAGCCGTTCCTTCAGTATACGTATAATTTTGTTCATTAGGTGAGACATCAGCACCACCAGAATTTGTGGCGGTGGCTGTCTCCGTTTCTGTATGAGTGACTTCACCCAATTGGACCCAGTCTATCTTGCTGGCTGTATCGATACCATGAACAGCCGTTGGAACCTGAGCATTCTTGATATAAAGATAATGGTCTTTATAGGTAGCGCTGACATCGGTCCAGTCCGCTCCAGGATCTGCAGCGGCATAATAAAGAGCATAGACATAATAGGACAACCCTGTCCACGGAGGAGCTTCTCCTGTCTTCTTGATGGCATAGAGTTCAAGTTTATTCTCTATGTTCGATGCTGAACCCGTCTGAGCCGTCCAATATACGTCTGCCAGATCCGTAGCAAAGATCCCGGCCGTATGAGCGATGGCGCATACATAGGTCGTAGAGGATTGGATGACCTGATCCCCGACCGCATATTCTGTCCCTGTTGCCCAATCTGTGATCGTCCCAACCAAGATGTTCTTCTCTGGATCATCCAGATCCATCTCCGTATTGATCACGATGAATTTCCCATTCGGCTCCGTCACCGTACTAAATCCGTCAGGAGGCGTAGTCTGGTCCCAGAAGATAATGGCTCCATCAGGAAACTGATATTCCGTTGTCGTGGCGTTCTTCTTGAAGATACGGTAATCCCTGGTGATAGCTGTTGAGAATGTCGTTCCTGAGATACCAACAGCATCTCCTGTCGTTCCAACGGTACCATCGCTGATAAGGATCAGTCTACCATCGAACCCGGTCACTTCTGTCCACCCTGAGCTGGGATCTGTTTCCTGATCCCATAACATACAGATGTTCGAAGGGATGGCTGAAGCGCTTGTCGTAGAACCTATCTGGATATAAGCATCAGCTTCTGTCCCTCCAACATAGACGTCTGATTTCGTACCGAGGTTGCATTGAGATTTCGTATTCAGTTTATAAGTCAGTTCTTCATTGGAACCCTTATAAACGTAACCAGCCTGGCTAGAACCGTAATAAATCTCGCCTGTCTCATCTCCACCGCGCTTTGCCGTGAAGCAATTGACGTTCAACGTATCATAAGACAACTTTTGTCTCTTGATGTTATAGCGCATAACTCTGTCATGATATTGCTTCGCCAAGGTCGTATCCGTATAAGCGGCTAAGATATGATCTTCATGGAAGAAGGAGACTGTTTCTGAGTACCGCGAAGGAAGGATATCCGCTGTCTCAAATTCATCCATGAAAGCCGTATCGACAGAACCGTTGTAAAGAACCCAATGCTTCCATCCCAGGAAAACGATACCCACAGACGTAGGGACGACAGACCATGGCGCCGGAGTCCCGATGTGGGATAAGGGGTCCTCCGCGGACCAGGAAGAATCAGGCCCCGTCACGTACATACGGCGTATACTGTTCTTCTTGATGCAGATCATGAAACCGCCCCACACCGCCAACCCTGTTATCTCATCGTTGTCATCGGGAGAGACTTCCAGCGTATCAGGCCCGGTGGTCTGAAGCATGATATGAGGAAGGAAGGGATAAGAATAATAAACGGTGTTGGGGTTGCTGGGATCTCCGGCCAAGAACAGGCGTTCACGATAAAGACAAGGTATGTTCCCTACAGGAATGTTATCCGTCACGGTTGGCAACGCTGCCGTAGCAGATACATCAGCTGTCGTGTCTGAATAAGTCGTTGTGGTGTTGTTAGATATGGTCGTGACCAAACGGTAAGATCCTGCCGTCAGGCTGTCTTTACGATAGATCCTGCGTTGCGCACACCCGACAGGACCAAGAGGAATATTGGACAGATCTATACTCTTGTTCGTCACCGTTGCTATCGTATTGGACACGGCACCGGTAACGATGGCATCTGCTGTATCATAAGTGACTGTGTAGCTTATGCTTGTTGCTGTTATACCGGTTCCGCTGCCGGCAACGGCCTTGCAAGAGCTGAGTTCCCACGTTACGTTGTCAGAAGATCCGTCATAGACCCACGGCTTATCATAACCGTTGAAACCCATCAAAAGGTCATTATAAACAATGAACGCTGTACGCTTCCCGCTGTTGGAAAGGGCCCGTATGGAGGTCCACGTTCCTGTCGTATCCGTTCCGACCCATACCGTCGTACCTTCCACACAAACGAATTTGGTCGTACCGGAAGACGTATAGAAGCGATAAAGTCCAACCACGGGGCTAGTAGAGGCCCCTGTGATGACCGTAGAGTTATAATAGGAGATTGGCTTACGTTTCGACACCGTCCCCAGTTTTTCCTCAAAACGGCAGTTCTGGGCTGTTTCGACCCAGTTCGACTGGAGTTCGAAGTCTTCCATCTTCGTATTCATACCCGGGATCGTCTTGATGCGCCAGGGTGTTACGTTTGGAGTCAAGGACATAGGATCACCTGTTCTTATAGCCTCTCATGATAATGTCGTCATCTTCACGTTCCCGGTGACGTTCCACCTGGTAATCGTGGATCTTCGTAAAGAACTTCTGCCACTTGTCGTTTGACTTGTCTCCCCATCCCCTGCTGTCTAATCCTGTCGCTACAACAAAGTCAATGATAGCCGGCTGGAGAGGCAAAGGAATGTCGGGTTCGCTTGAGTCACCCGCTAGGTCTGTGTGTTCTTTAGCATAATAGACTTCAACGTAATCCGTACCGGCATTGGTTGCATTGGGCTTGACATAGAAACCAATCATATCCTCTTCACGATCCCAGTAATAGTGCGTGGGGACGCCCGCGGCCGCGCTCTTCCACCCGGGATATTCCCTGTTCAGCTCGTCTCTGGTGATCGGCTGGAGTTGGTACCATGTCGTAGCATTGTTATAATGATAGACTTCCAGGATGGCTATCAACTTCGGATAGAACGATGAGGTGACATATTCTGCCGTAGAAGCCGTCAATGTCATCTTCCCGTTATCCCTAATGCATTTAGCCCTAAAGGCCAAGTCATCACAAGCGTTGTCGATCCACGTGTTCAATTCAGCATCCGTCCAGAAAGCCGCTGTTGACTCTCCGAGTTCCTTCCGTATCAAAGCTTTTATTTGTGTGCGTGTCATGTCTGCTCCTATTCCCAATAAAGAAGGTTACCGCAAAACGGACAACCGGCTTCTACGGTCGGATCAAATAAATTAGAACTTGAACTACTACTTGATGCGCTAGATTCACTACTGGAATGACTTGAACTTGAATGTGACGAACTTCCAGAACTGCTACTGCTTGAATGTGAGCTTGAATGAGAACTGCTCGAATGGCTGGAACTGGAATGTGAACTGCTTGAATGACTCGAACTACTGACAGAACTACTTGAAGAACTCGCACTCGAATGACTTGATGATGAATGTGAACTGCTCGAATGGCTCGAACTGACAGAACTTATGGAAGAATGACTTGAACTTGCAGAACTTGATCCAGAGCTCGAAGATGAACTATGGCTGCTTGATCGGCTTGATCTTGAACTATGACTGCTGGAACTAAGACTGCTGGACGAATGAGAGCTGCTTGAACTGCTTGAGCTGCTCGAATGAGATGAGCTTGAATGCGAACTGCTTGAGTGCGATGAGCTCGAATGTGAGCTACTTGAATGAGACGAACTCGAAGAACTGCTGCTCGAACTGTGTGAACTCGAACTCACAGATGAATGCGAACTCGAAGAATGACTGCTTGAACTATGCGAACTGCTCGAATGACTGCTGCTTAAACTAGAACTCGAATGACTACTAGAACTGTGACTACTCGAAGAATGGCTGCTTGAACTTAAAGAACTTGATGAATGAGATGAACTCTGTGAACTCGATGAATGGGAAGAACTTGAAACTGAACTATGCGAAGAACTGGAATGACTAGAAGAACTAAGGCTCGAACTGCTATGAGAACTACTCGAATGAGAACTACTTTGACTGGATGCACTCGAAGAACTATGACTTGATGAACTGTGACTCGAACTTTGGCTAGAAGAACTAAGACTCGAACTACTGTGACTTGAACTTTGACTGGAAGAAGACGAATGTGAAGAACTCGAACTCGAATGTGAAGAACTCGAATGAGAACTACTCGAATGTGAAGAACTTGAATGAGAGCTACTCGAATGGCTACTCGAACGACTGCTCGAACTACTATGACTGGAACTTTGGCTGGAACTTGAATGGCTTGAGCTTGAATGAGAACTGGAAGAAGCTCCATTCTGCGTACTTGTCAAATAACGTACAATGACAACACCAGATCCCCCGCCCGCGGACGCAGGTATTGTTGATCCAGAACTGCTGCAACCACCAGCGCCACCTCCAGTATAAGGAAGCCCTGCTGCACCCATTACACCAGCATTCCCTGATGTCATCCAACCAGCACTACCTCCACCTGTCGCACCACCTGTCCCAGGAGTATGACTATCAGCTACGCCAGCATAACATCCACCACCACCGCCACCTCCGTAATAGATATCTGTTCCAGCTAAGATGATATCATAAGCAACACCGACACCACCATTACCACCAGCGCCAGCGGTACTGTCAGCACCAACGGCCCCCATACCACCACCACCGCCATTGTTGTAACTATGAGCTGAATCACCTCCGTCTTCTCCCTGAGAACCAGTACCACCGGTATTTCCGCTTGTCGGACCCGATCCTCCACCACAACCACCATTACGACCATTGCCTGAATCGGCTGTACCACCACCACCGCCACCTGTTGCCGTTTGTTCAAATGCTGTAGAATTAGAACCATCATTTCCAGCTGTTTTAGAACCAGCGGCTTTTCCAGCACCTCCGGCTCCTATAACAACAGCATATTCTTCTTCTGCCGTAACAGCATATTCGGCATCATAAAGAACTCCTCCACCTCCTCCTGGACCTCCTTGCCCAGAGCCAGCGCCACCTCCCCCGGCTACAATCAAATATTCAACATTATCACTATAAGCCGGAACGAAATTTCCATTCCCCGTAAAAATATGAACGGTATAGTCACCATCCGTAATAATCACTCCGCCTGTCGCTTCGGTATTATTGGGATCTGCCAGTTCTTGAGAAGATGTCAAATAACGTATGATAACGACGCCATCGCCACCATCGGCACCAGCTGTTGTAAAAGCTCCAGAAACACTATTTCCACCAGCCCCGCCACCTAAACCATCCGTTCCAGCCTCACCTTGGTTATTACCATCATCCTCTGGCAATCCAGAATCTCCACCACCTCCTTGTCCTCCAGCTGCTATCGTTCCATCTTGGTCATAACAACCACCTCCACCGCCTCCGCCATAATAAACACTAGCACCAGATATAGTATAAGCCGCTCCATCTCCACCATCGCCGCCTTGAGAAGCAGATACGCTGCCACTACCAACTTCTCCTGCACCACCTCCACCACCGCAGGCATAATTGACTAACGATTTACCGCCATTATAACCCTGCCCACAATAACCTAG